ATGGTACAACATTTAGATCAAGACTTGATGAAAAAGTTAATGAGTATCAAGCACTTACTGCACAAGAACTTGAAAAAATAGATAATTTCACACAAATATAGGAGATTTCAAAGTGAACTATAATAATATAAATGATATCAATTTTAGGTACATTTTAGAAACTAAAAAAGATCATTCTATAATACATAAATCTATAAAAGTAGATTATTTAAAAATGATTAATATTTTAGGTTATAATAATAAATGTGATGATATTGGTATTAATTATAATAAAGGTAATACTAGACAAATACAATTTATACAGCAGTTATTATTAAAATGTGATGAGATTATAAAATGCAATGTATATATAAATGATCAAATTATATTATAGGAGATTATAAAATGCAAATAACTAAAAATAAAGAAATTTTAGAAAAAAAGTGCGAAGGTGTTTATTATGCTGAAGGTATTATAATTGCAAATAAGTTGAGAAATGTAGTTATATTCGGGAAACATAATTCTTGTATAGGTTTAGCACATAATCAAATTGGTGGCAATAAAAATGTATTTATTGCTAAGATTAATAATAAATGGAGGTGTTTTATAAATGCCTCTATTATAAAGCATAGTAAAGACTATTTTATGCATCATGAAAGTTGTATGTCATTTCCTAAAAAATCAAATAAGGTTAAAAGATATAAAACTATTACCATTAAATATCAAGTAAAAGCTAAAAATGACGTTACAGGTAGTATGTTTGAAAATGAAACCTTTGAAGGTTTTAATGCTTGTATAATTCAACATGAAATAGATCATTTAAATGGAATACATATTTTTAATAAAAAATAAAGGAATATAAAGTGAATAGTATAAATAATAGTACAAAAATTGAATTATTATGTGAATTAGCACATAATAGAGTTAAAGAAGAATGTATAAATGATAGCAGATCAAGGTATATTAAAAAAAATATTGGAGATGGACAATATACAGAGGAAGGACAAGATTTATTTAATGAATGGTATGATCATTATGAAAGTATAATATTAAGCTATTTAAAGGAGATTATAAAATGAGTGAAGAATTATATGAATTAATATTTATAATAGAATTTTTAGCTAATGTTAGCTTTAAAATTATAATACTGATACTAATAACAATGTATATAAAGGAGAAAAAATGAAAAATGGAAAATGGAAAATAACTAAATTTTGGGATTATGTTTATGATGATGTAAATCCAAATTCTTTAAAAAGTGGTTGGAATTATGAGGTTGCATATTGGATCGATGATGATGTTTTATATGAAGAATATTTTGAAGATAAAAAACAAGCAGAAGAATATTTAGAAGAATGTATAAAAGAGGAGAAAAAATGAAATATAAACTATATGAAACAGATTATGTTATATTTGATACTAAATATGGAGAATTTGACTTTATAATAAATGATTATCCTTATATTTATGCAACATCATCTGTTAAGGAAACAATACTTGATTTATGTTATAATGATAATTATGAAGGAGATTGTTATGACAATGAAATAAAAAATGTTATATTTGTACCTACAACAGAACTACCAAAAGAAATACAAAAGAAACTATTAAACATGATTTATAATAATATGAAACAAACAATGTATATAAAGGAGGAAAAATGAAAAAAAGTGATTTATTAGATAGAGTTATTAAAGTTATAAAGAAGGATATAAATTACGATACTGAAGCTATAATAGAGTTGTTATGTTTTGTTCCTAATAAATATTTAATCGGTTATTTAGATGAAACTGAATGGAATAATTATAAAGAACTTAATGATTAATACTATAATATACTATCCCTTTATATCTGTATGTGCAGAATCTATCCCCCAATATAAATTGAAGGTTAGATCTGCAATACTATCCCCTCATAGAGCCGAGTTTAGTGCAATTATAAGCCACAAAACTTATAATATGGATAACTATTTTACCGAAATTTGTGTCAGCCTTAGAAGGTATTTTATCTGTTTAATCTACCTGTTGCATATACTAAGATTATCCCCTTTTTCTGTGCAACTTTATATTATATTCTTGACCGAAAAAGTATTTAACCAAAAAAGTCAAGGTTATAAATTAAGAAAATTTTATAATAAAACAAAACAAATTTACAATTTATCAATTTTGAGATTGAATCTCAATATCAATAAAATAATTATTTGCAATTATGTTTTTTAATTTGTCAGAATTTATTTTTTTTATATTCTCGTCGAGAAAAAGTTCTTGCATATTGTTTGCAAATGTTGTAAATTATAATATACAACAAAAGAGTTGTTATGCTTTTTGAAAAATAAAATAAAGGAATAATAAAATGAACTTAACTAAAAAAACAATTAAAAAATTAAATGAATGTGCTGAAGAATATTTTTTTGAAAATGAAGGCAGAGATTTTTGGGTGCATTTAAATGAAGGTTTTGAAAATGATTGTGATGAAGGTTCAATAACTGCACATTTAGAATCTGATAAATATGAGAACAATGATTATAAATATGGTGAGTTATTGCCTTTGACATCAAAAGAAGTAGAAGAATTTGTAATGTATGGAATTATTGATTGCAGATAATAAACTTAACTAGGGAGGGTGTGATAGCCCTCCCGAAACAAAAAGGAATAATGAGATGAATAAAAAACAAATAATACAAAGGTTAAAATGGATAGAGGAAAGCACAAATGATTATATTTCTAGCATTGGAGGAATTGACAATTCAGATCAATTTAGAATGCTTAACGATATATTAATTGCTTGTGATTTAAATGATGATGAGCCTGAAAAATATTGGGACAAAACAAAGGGGGAAAAATGAGCAAATCAAACAAACTTAAAGTTGAAGATTATTACAATCTTAGTAATTGGGAACAAGTTCCTACTGAAGATTTATGGGAAGATGGAGAGCTTAATTCAACAGATGTTAAAGAAAAACTTTTTTGGACAATAGTTCAACAAGGAGAGTGGCTAGTAGTAAGAAGAAAATAATAAAACAAAAGGAAAAGGAATAAAATGGAAAATAAAAGCATATTCAGAATAAATCAAGAGTTGGATTGGAAAAGGAATGAAGTTGTAGCAGATATAAAAAGGCAATGCAAAAGCAAATATCCTAAGGACGAAAACAAAAAAGATAGAAAAATAAAGAAAATATTAAGATTTTATGAAGATTATATATTTGAACTTTCAAAACTAAAAATAGAGGAATAAAATGAAGATAAAAATGAGAGATGGAATGAAAATAGATGACAGAGGTATGACAATAGATGTTAGAACAGAGGATTGTTTGTATATAGAAATGGGCAGATGGACTTTTTATATTGATAATTCTACTGATGAACAGATTATAGAAAAATGGAAGAACACATAATTTATAACTATGTAAAAGAAAATACTTGTAATTGTAAATTATTCATTATAAGTTATGTAAACGAATTTATTTAAAAGAGGAGCAGTATGAATTATATTAAAGATAAGATAAGAGAAAATGGATATACTTGTATTCATGTAGCACAAGAGGTTGGAATCTCTACAACAGAGCTTAGTAATTATATTGCAGAGGTTCGCAAACCAAACCATACTAGGTTATTGAAATTAACTAAAACTTTAAATTGTAAAATAACTGATTTATATCCCAATGCTAAGAGAATAGTATATTGGGATTTATTTGGATCAGAAGGGAGATAGATGGGAGCAATAAAGGAATATTTCAGAGGTGGTTATAACAAATATCTAAAAGATAAATTAGATTTAGACTTTGAGATGGAGTTATGGAAAAAAGAATCTACTCGTAAGAAAGCAGAGAAGATTAAAAAACACTTAAAAAAGAAAAGGAATAAATAAATGGGAAAAAAAGACTTTTACGAAAACCATGAAAAGATAGAAATACCAATATGTTTTTATATTGATGATAATGGTAAGAAAGTATATGATCTAGAAGCAATGTCAGAAGAGTTTGAAAGAAAGCTAGGTAAGCTAGATGGAGAGAGTAATTTGCAGATAATTTGCGATGTATGGGAGGTAAAATAATGGAAGAGTTATTAAATGACCCTGAGTTTGCAGAGATAATTGAGATTGAGTCTCAAAAACTAGAAGAGCTTTATAAATTCAAAAAAGTAAAGCATTCAGAGTTAAAGATTTATGTAAGTAAGAGTGGTAAGGTATATTACGAGCATGGAAGTGTCATGGAGCTAAGAAGACGACATGATGAATTAGTAGACATATTAAATAAAAAAGGAATAACAAATGATAAAAGAAAATGAGTTATCAAAGTTAAATGTTGCTACACCTAAAGATGAAATAAAGTATAGACCAGGTTCAACATTTAATTGGGCAGAAAAGAAATATGCAAGAATGTTAGCTTATGTCGATGCTAGGTATATTCAAGATAAGTTAGATGAAATAGTTGGTATAGGCAATTGGGGTAATCAATTTCACAGAGATGAAAAAGGAATACTTTATTGCACTATAACAATCAAATTCATAAGAGAAGATGGAAGTGTTGATTATGTAAGTAAAACAGATGTAGGCACAGAATCTAATGTAGAACAGCAAAAAGGAGAAGTATCTGATTCCTTTAAAAGATGTGCTGTTCATTTTGGATTAGCTAGAGATTTGTATAATCTGCCTGATCCAAAGGGTTTTAAATATGTTGCAGAGATGAAGGGTAACAAGTTTTTAAATCCTAACACTAATAGTTTTGTAGTTGTGCAACAATGGAAACCAAAGGAGGAAAAATAATGGATATGTTTATGCAAGGAGTTCTGTTAGTTTTTCTGCTTTTAATAATGTCAATTTTTAATTAAGGAGATAAGTCATATGGCATATGAAGTAAAAGAAGGGAGAGGTTCGCTTTGGACAAATGAAAACAGAGCAACCGACAAACATCCTAATAAAACAGGAAGTTTCAAACTGAATGGAAAGATGTATAACATTGCAGTTTGGACAGATCAAAAGTCAAAAGATGGTTCAAAAACTTACGATAGTATAAATGTAAGTGAATGGAAACCTAAAAGTGATAATCATTCAACTAGCACAAGTGCTGTTAGTGAATTTGACACAAACGAAGTTCCATTTTAAATTATGCCCATGTTCTTTGAAATATTAGTTCGTATTGATGGCAAAGAAAAATGGGTTGATGGAAGAAAAGTTTTCAAGTATCTCTTGGAGGACTACTCAAAAATCAGCTATGGTGGTAAAAAAGTTGATCCCTATAACACTCGAATCAAGAAGTTCTACTCTAACATCCCTCAAGAGTTACTTGAAACTTGGAAAAGTGCATATCCAAATGTAGATATAAATGCACAAGTTAAAAAATGTGAAGCATGGCTTCTGTGTAACACAAATAAAGCAAAGAAAGATTTTAAAAGATTTACAAATAATTGGCTCAGTAGAGCAATGGAAAATGGTGGAAATATACCTGTACAAGTTGATAAGCAAATAGATCGGCAAATTAAAAAAAGGAATGAGTATTTAAAACAAGCAGAAGTAGATTCTGCCCCACAAGATTGGGTTAAACAACTTTTAAAGGAAACAAAAGAAAAGATGGGTAAAAAATGATAAATCAAAAACCAACAGGTATTATAAAAGGTTTAAGTGATGAATGTGAAAAATTGCAAAAAGAAAACAAAGCACTAAAGAAGAAACTTTCTATTGCATTGGAGGGGTTTGATGTTATAATTTCCATGGGCGAATCATCAGCTAATGTAGTTAAGCGAATGCAGGAAGCAATGGAAGATTGTGACAAAGAATTACCACAAGACATAAGTAGAATAAAAGGAAGCAAAACAGATTAATATTATTTGTTTTTTCATGTCGGAGTGAGAAATGTTTTGTGGTAATATGGTGGTAGTGGTTCAGGCTTTTTTATTATTCCTTTAGCTTGAGAGGGTTCGACTCCCTCACCACCACAAGGGTATCAAAAAAAGAAAGGCTAATAATGGACAAAACTCATCAGGTGATCCTAGACACATATAGGTTTAGATTAAGAAACTATTGTGAAACAGGAATCGGCAATGAATCAAAAATAACAGGAGTTGTGGTAACTAAATCAATGATTTTTAACTGCTTAGAAAGATATATAGAGTTAGGTGGAGATTTATCGGAGGTAAACATAGATGATAAAATATATGCAGAATTTAAGTCAGAGATGCTCTTGTTGCGATAACTATAAAATGAAAGCCCCTTTTTACGAGTGGCATTCAGAAATAACATATAATTTTTTAGGATTAATCTGTAGAAAATGTGCAGTAAGAGAGATGTTTGGCTCTAATTATAATAATAATCCAAGATATAAAAAGTGGATAGAAAAAGAAAAGGAAAGGAATAATGTCTAATTATACACAACCATTTGATGTAAGAAAAAAGAATAATACTGCTGAATTATTATTTGAAGATAAATGTGTTGAAAATCACATTAGATTTATAAAGTATGGTTTAGATCCATTAAGCTCAGGTATTCCAGGAAATCAATTTATAACGATTGAGAAGATGGTTAGATATACTCCTGATTATATTATGTTTGCTAAAAATACTTGCTTTATAGAAGTTAAGGGATGCAAAGATGAATTAGGAATGAAGTTAGAAAACATTGAATATTATGGTAAGTGGAATGAAATAATGCCTTTAATGTATTTCTTTTACTCTGCAACATACGAAGAATATAAGTTTATAAAACACAAGGATTTTTTAAACATAGCAGGAGGTTGTGAAATTAAACAATATCCTGACAATAACAGAGAATACTATTGTGTTCCATGGGAGATTATAAAATGAAACAAGAATGTAATATATGTAATTCAGAGATAGAAGAAGATAATGGAGATATAGTTGGTAACTTCGGTATATGTCCTGTAGCTTTTTGTGTTTGGTGTGTGTCTTCAATGACAGATATGGTTATACAGCTTAATGGTTTTAATGATATAGATACATTAGAAGAGAGAATAAGGGATTTGAAAGATGATATGTGAGATTTGCAAAAAGAAAATAAGAAAACCAAGTGAAACACCTGAAGAAGCTATGAGGAAATTTGCACTTAAATTGAAAAAAGAAAACGAAAAGATTAAAAAGGAGAAAAATGGCACATCCAAGTAAAGTAAAAGGTAATACCTACGAAAGAGAGATTGTAGCTAAGTTTGAAGAATCAGGAATTGAATGTAAAAGAGCATGGGGATCTAATGGTCAAGCACTAGGTCATCACGAAGAAGTTGATTGTTTAGCTCATGGAGAACTCAGAATACAGGCTAAAAGGCGAAAAAACATAGCAAAATGGTTAAAACCTAGTATCTTTGTAGATGCAGTAGTAGTAAGAGAAGATAGGGGCGAAAATTACATATTATTAAGATTAGATGATTTTCTTGAAGATTATAAAAAATACTTACAATTTAAAAAAATAGCAGGAAAGGATATTGATAGGTATTTAGATGAAAATATGTAGAAAATGTGATAAAGAAATTACCTATGAGAACAGAGTTAAGTATCATAACTATCCTGGAATACAGAGAATATGCAAGCCTTGTAAGTTAGAAGAATCAAGAAAGCATAATGCTAAGAAGTATAAAATTATAAAAGAGAATCCTCTTTGGTAACTACCAAGTTTCTACTATTTTAACAGATATATCATAGACTTTATAAGCAGACTGAGATACTCTTAAAGAGTTCTGATCAAACCTACAAATATAAAAGTCATCATTGTCATTACTATTAGGTTGAAATATAAAAGGCAAAGCACCTCCTAGTGTTTTATTCCATACTTGTGCATAAAATGAATCATCTGTTTCTATGTTAAATGCTAATGTATTTTCTGAATGTTGTGCTGCTGAAGATAAATCCCCATCATTATAAGTAGAATCAGCAGGATGCTCAGTATAATTACCACCTTTAGGGTTAGATGAAAATAAATCTGTTTCACTCATATAAGAGAATTTAAGATTCCAGGATTTTCTACCATTTCTTCTAGCTCCTGTTTGTGTGACATCTAATCCATCTTCTCCATATACATCAAAACAATTTGTTTTATTATCACCATTAATCCATAGAGGATTACCTGTATATTTAACATTAGATATAGTTCCACCACCTGATGTAGTTGTGGTGTCAATGCCATCCATTTCTATTTCCATGTTTAGCTTTAAATCAGGAGAATGAGGCATGGTGTATTGAATACCCATACTCACAGAACCAACTTTCATATAATTAAAGCCAAATATTTCATGGAGAAAAAATAGATTCTCGTGCAAAGAAGAGGTTGTTAATATAGTAGAGCCATTATTTGGATATATAAAACTCCCATCTCCATTTCCATTTAAAACCTCTGTAAAATCACCTGTAACATTAGTCATGTCATCTAAAAAACTCAAAGGTTGGTTAATATCCCTAACATGATTTAAGAAAGCTATGTAATAATTCATATTACCACTAAAATCGTATTCTAATTGATTAACTGGAAGACTTGCATCATAAAGCAAAAGACCTAATTCTTGATCTCCAAAAACAGGATTTAGTTGTAATGTTTTTTCAGGAAAAGGCATTTCTTTAGTAAACGATGTTCCTATTGTTTTGTGATACAAATAATTATCTATATAAAATACTGGTCTTCCTACACTACTATATGCCATTAAATTCTTCCTCCTTTAGGTCTAAAGCTTAAAACTTCTCCACTTGTACCTATTACATTTTCATTGTTTTGAATATTTTCTTTAGTATATGATGGTGCTTCCTTGTCAGCCATTATACTTGCACTTCCCCAATTATAAACTTTAACAAGATGAAATTCATTTATAATCCCTTTATACTTCAACAAACTTAAACCATCAAGGTTTAATTTTTTACGATTAGTTATGTTGATTTTTTTGGTTTTTGGATTATGAACAAAAGAAATACCTTTTGTTGCTAAAACAAGATCGTAAACCTCTCCAATATAACTTATATCTATAGACTTCACAATCCCATTAACCCCAAAATCAATAGTAGATACTTCATTGTCTACAATTTCTGTTTTAATTGTTGCTTCAGTAACACTATTTGTGTTTCTAAAGTTGTTTTTTCTTATTCTCATATTTCTTTTAAATGACATTTTTATCTTTCTTATATATCTGCTGATGGAGGTTCACCACTATAAATTAAAACCTCTTCACCTGCTTCATGTTCTACTATGTCTGTATTAAACATTCCTCTTTGAACCCAAAGAGATGCACCTGCTAACTCAAACTCACCATAAGTGTGTGTAAATGAATTATATATACGAACCCACTCAGTTCCTATTTTCATGTGCCAATTTTCAAAAGGGTTTAAACCAGCACCTGTTCCTGTATAATAATTTTGTTGATTTGGGGTTAATTGATTCATTATATCATCATTAGTTTGTATCTGTGTAGTGCCTGTGTTAAATATATCAGGTTCATTTAAGAAAATATTACGACCTTCACCTTCTTCAAAAATATCAACACCTCTGTCATAAACCCCAGCCCAACCTTGATCAGATAATTGATAAGAACCAGTTGTTATCCATCCTTTTTGAATATACATTCGAGCATAAGTATTGTCATCCCTTAGTATATCACGATACATTCCACCATTACTATTTCTTGGTAATCTTAAAGTAGCTGTTCCTACAAAATTATACTCATCAACAATAACATCTTCTTCTTCTTCAGGTTCAGGAATAAATTCAGGGTTTAAAATTTCATTTAAAATAGCTAAGTCGTTACTATCTATAACTTTATCTCCATTCATATCACAATTATATAGCTGTCCTTCAGATATATACTGACTCGGATAAAGTAAATGTTGACTTAAATCATCATAGTCTGTTTGGTTGGTTAAACCTGTTATATTAAAATCACCACTTGCTGATGAAAGAACATTGTCGTTTCTATTTAAATTGTGCATTTGTATACATTCTATGTTTATAGATTTAATATCTTTAGTAATATTTGTTATCATAAAATAAGGATAAATTTCTTGACCATTTCTAATATAAGATTGTGTATAATCTTCCCCATATAGCCTCATGTTTTCTATCAAAGAATCAAACCTGATTATATCTGTGACTTCAAGATTAGCATATTTTATAGGAACTCTAAATTTAATAATATTGTGTTGATTGCAATTATATGCTAAGGTAAAATCTCTTAATTTTTCAGGTGTTGATGTCCCAAAATACTCTCCTGTATAACCAACAGGGTATCTAGTATATTTGCTTTCAAACTCTAATACAGAATCTCCAGGATTATTTTTATCTAAACCATAATATTTTTTCTTATATCCATCAGGATAACCTTTATCCCCATTTCCATAAAAATCATAAGCACTAATATAAGATGTTTTTTCATATGAATCAGTTTCATAATCTCTTGTATGTTTTACTGAAACCATCGTTTTAACATTTTCAATTTTAGTTCTATCAAAAGATGATTTTATAATATCTGAAGATAATATTGTAGCATCAACATCTTCTTCTGTATAATCATTTTTTATAATAGCCATACTCAATGTCGAGTCAGATCTAAATAATGGTATTATGGGAGAGTTTTTAGCTATTTCTTGTATAAGTTTTTTAGCTTCTATTTGCTCTGTTTGTGAAAAAGCCATACTCCAATTACCACCACTTAAAAAACTATCAATATCATTAAATGTAGGAGTATCTAAAGATACTTGCAATCCTAATTCTTCTTCTATAATATGTCTGATAACTGAAGTTGGAGGAGTCCCTTCTAATATATTATCATCCATTCTACCTCTTGTTTCTAAGTAAAAGTTTTTATCAAATATATTATCTATTTCAAAAACATGCTTCATGCTCATTCTGCTAACTTCTGCTCTAAAGTTTATACTATCTTCTCTATTTGTATATTCAAATAAAAAACCAATCATTGTGGCATTAAATCTACTCGGAATATCCCAATCTAAATCAGGATTTATGCTATCAGTCCAACCATCAACTGATGTTGGGTCGTTAGTATCATAAATAGGCTGTAGATAGTCTACTCCAACATCTATATTACCTAAATTCCTACTACTTAAAGTACCTAACTCAAGAACTTCAATATTTCCTCCTGAACCTGCATCAGGAATATCTACTCCAAAATGAATTAATTTAATAGTTTGATTACCAAGTTCGTTTACAATAGGTATGTTGCTGTCTTTTTCAAAATAAATTTCTGCATCTAAATAACTAAACCCTGAACCTTCTATAGCATCATCTACTTCAGCATTTAAGGTAGCTAAAAAACCAAATGTAGTTAATGTATTTCCAGTTATATTCATGTTAAAGTAATTACTGCCTGCTTCACTCATAACTATGCCTGGAGTTTTGCTTTTTGAAATAACCCTCATGCCTGAGCTGTTATTGCTTTCTTGTGTCATCTCACTTGCAATACCATTCCAAGTACTAAGGTTTTTAAAAATTGGCATTCCTATTGCTCCTGGCATCATTAAACCTTTAGGTGCAGTAACACCTGAGTTTTCAAATTGGTAGCTGTCTGTAAAATGCATATGCCATCCACTATCACAAAAATAATTATGCCATCCTTGTGCATCTCGTTTTATTCCTCCATCATTAGATCCTGTAAGATACCAACTAAATTGTCCTCCTGCTGTAAAACCCATACCACTACCACCATTGTAAGCATCCCAAGGCTGATTCATTCCTGACCTTGAACCTGTATTTTGCCAAAAATTAGGATCAACTCCATTCCATTCTACCTGTAAATCATCTTTAAAATGTCTTATGTCATATGGAACATGCCAAACTCCTGTACCACTACCACCATCAAAGTAATTACTCCTATTAATCAAACCTGTAATTCTGTACCTTGGAAAGTCATCATATGTAAAACCATGGTATTCCATTAAATCCCAAAAATCTATATAAATAGGACTAGCATCAGGAAGCCCATCTAAATAATAACCATTGATAGGGTCACCATTAAAATCTTTAGAAAAAGTTAGCCATGCATGCATGTTATGTGAATTGATATCAACCCCTGAAAGATTTCTTGAAAATCCATATAAATAATTTGGAACATGAGTCTGGCTATAATCATCTGACTCATATTGGTCGTCTTCAAAATCTGTCATTTGCAATCTATCATTATTAACGAAAATAAGTCCTGCTGAAAAATAAGGTCTTTGGTTAAAATCTGTAGGTGTTCCCCAAAAATGATTTGTTATGTTAGCTCTTTCTCTAAATTGGTTAGTAGACCAAGGATCAACTTCTACTAGTGAGCCAAAACTGTCAGGCCAATCATAACTTGTTATTTGTGACCAAGAACCCCAAGGTTTTAATGGCCTAGAGCTTCCAACTTCATTATTATACCATATTGAAAATAAATCATATAGTTTTTTAGCATCAGGCATACATATAAATTCAACTTTATTAGCTAAGTCAGTACCTAATAATCTATTTGCATTTCTGTGCCAATGCCAATATTTTTCATTATCAGATATTTCAGGATTTTCTTCATCCCAACTACCATTCATCGCTCTAGACGAAAAAGTTTGTGAAGTATTAAAATTACTACTTGCATAAGAACCATTATAAAAATGATTCATAAGGAAAAAACCATCATCTGTGGTTGCAAAATTAGTTAAATTAGAAATGTCATATGGTGGAAAATTAGCATGTGTACTAGAATCCCCATCTATTCCATACTCAGGGTTTGTTATAGAAAAACCTTCGTTTTCATGTTGCCAATTTATACCTATGTTAGCATATTGAGATTCATTACCTCCTGAAAAATGTATTCCTGTTGAACCTACATTTGCTAAACTTAAAGATGTTGGTTTATTGTTATAAACAACTTGCATTATACCCATAGATATTGTGTTTGTAGGTATTAAGCCATCATATGTAGCTCTAAGATATGTTGTTACTTCAGGATTACCAGGAGTATAACTTTGCCACAATTGCACTCCAGGAGAAGAAGGAGCAGAAAAATCAACACCTTCATCTAAATTAGGATGTCCTGATAAATTTTTCATTACTTTTAAATAAGCCCCTGAATAAACATATAAAAAATCAGAACTTCCTGAAAAATTTCCACTAACATTATTATAACCATCTAAAGAATTAACAATTCCATTTATTACAGGAACTTCAAACCTATCAACTAAAGTATATATTCTTTTAAGATTAGCAGTATCTAAACTTATATCTTTGTATAGTACACAAGGTGCTTTTTCAATCTCACCAAATACCATGGGTATTGTTTTATTTATATCTTCTTCTCTGTATGCATTTTCAGAGCTTAGTATTCCAATAGGTACTTTTTTATGCATAACAGATTCTGTAAGATCTTCTAATATAATTTTAATGTTATTATAATCGTGAGAAACTCTTTTGACAATAGCTTTATATATAGGTAAACATTGTTGTAATGTTCTACAAGATTGAGATTTCCAATATATTTGGACATCAGCATTTAAAAAATCTACCTCATTAAACAAATCACTAAACAAGATTTTACTTCCATCTTCTGCAAAATAATCTATATTTGATAATGTAAGAGTTACATTATTTATTTTAAAGTTTCTGTTTTCAATATCAATAGATTCTTTAATAGAAGGTATTTTAAGGTTTAATGCTTGAAATTGAACAGGAAGTCCATCATCTTCTAATACTTCTGCATTTTGAGATAAATAGATAGGAGGATTTGTATCTATC